CGGAATTGACCCATCAACAGTTGGTATCAAGTTCGAAGAAGAAGCCACAGCGGAAGCCACAGCGGAAGCACCTGCAACTGAATTAAAGTTTGCAGTAGAAGGCACTTTGAGCGATGGTACTAAAATCTATTCAACCGCTTCCGAGTGGGTAGCAGGTGTAGACATCTACACGCAGGATGCAGAAGGCAATCCCGTACCAGTTCCTGCAGGCGAATACATGCTTGAGGATGGTATCACTATGGTAACCGTAGGCGAAGATGGTATGGTTGCAATGATTGGTGAGATGGAAGTTGAAACCGAGATGAGCAGCGAAGACCTTGTAGCTGTAATTGGTCAACTGTCTGAGCGCATTGCTGCACTTGAGACTGATAAGACTGCACTATCTACCGAGCTTGCTGCAATTAAGACTGAGCTTTCATCAGTTAAGAAAGCACCTGCCGTGCCTTCGGTAAAATCACAAGAATTTAAAAAGAATGTTTCACCTGTTGTTCCACCGAATGGTAATTCATTCAGTGACTTCATGGAAACTATTCGTTCCAAAAATGTAAATTAATTCACCTCATAAATTTTAATTAAGTATGCCAACAACAACTTCACTCACCACCACCTATGCAGGTGAATTAGCTGGTGAAATCGTAGCAAAGGCACTATTGTCAAACGTATCCGCAGGGTATGTAACAATGAAGCCAAACGTACCTTACAAATCTGTAGTGCGTAAAATTGATGACACTGTAACATTTGCAGCTGGCACATGTGACTTTACCCCAACAGGTACGATCACTTTGACCGAGCGCATTTTGACTTTGGAAGAGTTCCAAGTGCAACGTCAAATCTGTAAAAAAGACTTCTTCATTGACTGGACAACCCGTGATGTGATGAGTGGTCGTGTAAACACACAAATCCAAGATGCAATCATTGAGCGTTTGACGGGTGGTATTGCAGCTGCAAACGAGACTATTATGTGGTCAGGTGTAAACGCAACTGCAGGTCAGTACGATGGCTTTGAGACATTGGTACTTGCATCCGCTGCAACATCTGCAGGTTCAGGTGCAATCACTTCAGGTAACATCATTGCTACCATTTGGGATATCATTAACACTGCACCTGCTGCCGTAAAAGGTGCTGCTGAAAAGCCTGCACTTTACATGGGACAAGCTGCATGGGAAGCATATATGCAAGCACAAATTGCTGACGGTAACGGATGGTATCAGACTGCTGGTCCTGAAGTTAGCAAGCGTTTCGTGGGCATGTACGAAATCTATGTATGCCCGGGCATGACTGCAAACAGAATCATATTCTCGCAGCGTAGCAACTTGATGCTTGGCACATGGCAAGAGAATCAGTTGAACGAAGTGTTCATTCTTGACATGCAGAATCTTGATGGATCACAGAATGTACGTTACGGTGCAAGGTTCTACTTGGGTGCACAGATCGCAGTAGCTGAAGACATCACATACTGGGGTGTATAACATTTAAAAACAACGGGGGTGTAACAGCCCCCTTTAAAAACTATAACAAAATGGCTTGTGAATTAACAACAGGTTTTACACTCGGATGTCTTGAAGGCATTGGTGGTGTCAAAGAAGTGCTTATTGGTAACTATGATGACTTCACTACAGGTATCACTTTTGGTGGTCCAGATGGTGAAGTAGATGGATTGCCAACTGCAACTATATTTCGCTACGTACCATTCCGCAACAGCGGTAGTTACGTTGAAACAGTAAACAAAAATCTTGAGACGGGTACACTGTACTTTTCGCAAGAGGTGGGTTGGACTTTTGGTAAGTTGAACCAAGAAATGCGCAACGAATTTTTGAATGTTGCCAAAGCAAAAATGATTGTGTTTGTTCGCACAAATGATGATCAAATTTTATTGGTTGGAAATGGTGAGGGATCACAACTTACTGCAGGTACTGTTCAATCAGGTGCGCAGAAAGCTGACCTAATGGGTTACCAAGTAACAACAGTTGCTGAAGAACTTACACCAGCTGTACACCTTGAGCCATTCACTACCGAACCTTTTGACAACTTTGCTGGCATCACTGTCAGTCCTGCTTACTAAGATTGTTTTCCGTTGTGTTATTGTTGTATTGTAAAGGGGCAGGTGTAGACTTGCCCCTTTTTAAATAAAGTCAATGATCTATCTACAAACCAATACATCGAATCAGCAAGTGTTCTTATCACTTGACGAGGCACGGCAATACTTTGCAACTGCGTACACGCACTATTTGATAGTGCTAACACACGAAGAGAATAGCACAACGGGTGAACAACTTGCACAGGTTGCAACTATTGTAGCCGAGAATGTGCGTATCACTGAACTGCTAGTAACAACAGTTACCCTTACATTAGCAGGACGATACAGGTATGAAGTATATGGACAAAATTCTGCTGTTAATACTGATCCGACAAACGGTGCTGTTGTTGGTTTGTGTCAGCGTGGATATGCTGTATTCACACAGAACACCACTTGGTTTGATGTGCCTGTAGTAACAATACCAAATGACATAATCTATGAGCCATAACGAATCAAATATAGTATCACTAAAGCTTAGTGAATACGTTGCAAAGAGTGACGCAGAAAAGATTGACCGCAAAGGGTGGGTGAACTATGGTGCTGAAAATGATTTCCCACAATACATCCGTGACTTATCACATGAATCACCTGTGCATGGTAGCTTGACTGTTGCCATTGGTGATATGATAGCCGGGAAGGGCATCCAGTCAGAACAATATCAGGCAGAACTTGACGCATTAAACATTGACCATTTGACCTATGCATGTTCGCATGACCTGAAAGTGTTTGGTGGTTTTTATATTGAAGTGATTTGGAGTAATGATCGCACAATGATTAGCAAGCTAAACGCTATACCATTTGAAGAGTGCCGTATTGCAATAGACCAAGAAGATGAAAGTGAGATAGGAATTTTTCACAGCTACGATTGGTCGAATGCACGCAAGAAAAAGAACACACCTGAGTTCATTCCAAAGTACAACTACCTAACAAGGGAAGTTGAGCCACGACAAATCTATTGGTGCTTCACTTACACAGGCAGTGATGTGTACCCACGACCTGACTACTGGTCCGCTATCAACTACATTGAGTTGGATAAGCAAATTTCAATCTTCCACATCAATCAAATCTTAAACGGTTTATTCCCATCTACCATAATCAACTTTTACAATGGGCAGGCAACACCTGAACAGAAGCAACAGATGATGATGGACTGGGAGAATAAGATGAGTGGTGCGCGTAATGCAGGCAAGGTTGTAATGTTCTTTAACGAACGTGATCAACCAAAGACTGAGATTACACCATTCCCCGTAAACGATGCAGACAAGCAGTATCAGTTAATGAATGATACGGCAACACAAAAGATTATCACAGCGCATCGTGTAACTACACCTTTGCTATTTGGTATTCGTGAAGGTGGTACTGGCTTCGGTAGCAACAAGGATGAAATGGCAACAGGTCTTGAGATATTCAATAACCAAGTTGTTCAGCCATATCAACACAAAATAAATCATAGCCTTGAAGAGTTACTAAGCCTGCAAATGCCGGGGGTAACCTTTGAGATAATACCAAACACGCCACTTGCTATTGAGCAGGCAGAAGTTGTTGCGGATGTTACGGGCGGTGTGTCTACCGATGTAGCTGCAACAGCACTTAATGGTGCGCAGATAGCATCACTTGTAGACATCGTAATGCAAAGTGCATCGGGTGCTGTGCCAGTGTCAAGTGCAAAGGCAATCGTACAAGCTGCATTCCCAACACTACCTGCTACAACTATTGATGCAATTTTTGCGGATGTTATTGCAGGAAGTTTGCTACCAAGTGAAGTGCTTGCATCTACGCAATTAAAAAAAAAAGTAGTTGCGGATTTTGATGACGACAAAGTAGCGGATGCATTAATAGCATTAGGTGAAGACCAAGATGAAGACTGGGTATTGATTGATGAGTACGATGTTGACTACGACACGGACGATGAAGACAATGCAAACATTGAATCACACAACTTTGCAAAGACCAGCACAGGTACGGCACGACCAAATGCAA